ATTCGTCTTCCAGTCGTTCTGCTTCTTTGAACAAGCAACAGTTCATAACAATTCTAAACCCTTTAACGCAACACCCTGTATCCCATTCGAAGCCCTCCCACATGAGAGCATAACTTCCTTCGCTGAATGATTCAAATGGAATCTTGGCTGATTTCAGCCACTCCTTTTTGCGGAATTTGCCGTATTTCGTGATGGATGGTATCATTGTGATGTGAATTTGAATCATTTTGACATTTGTTATTTACATTTACAGTATTCCCTGATATTTTCCAAGTACTTCCGCAGCCTTCAAATATATAGGATATTGCTAATAATATAGCTGCACCTATAACACTTGCTACTGTTTTCCAATTTTCTTTTAAAAACTGTTTGATTTCTTCTTTCATACTAATAAAGTTTGATTATGCCTATTTTTAATGTGTTGTCGTATTCTTCTAGTTTTCTCTTCACAAATATAGCAACTCTTTTGCAACATAGCTTAATATTTGTGTCTAATTTTGAATTATCGGCATCTCTAATATCCAGGAGATATCGATGTCCAGAGTCTTTCTCAATAGCACTAGTTATAATTTCTGCAAAGCTTCTGTAAAAAATCATTCGTGTACGACTTATCATCTCTTCGTTTTTACGAGATTCTCTCATGAAAAATTTGTTGCCAGAATGGCGTTTTGCTATTATTACGTGTCTTCTTTTCATATTAGTAGAGTTTTTTAATGGTGATCATATAACTAGAGTTCGCTTCATTGATTTTTCTTTTCAAAAGTAATGATTCTTTTTTTGAGTGGCAAATGATGTATTTTGAATATAATTTTCCGCATTCGTCAAATTTGCTATATTTTAACTCATACCTGTGCCCACTTCTTTTACTTTCTCCTTGGTAAATAAACTCCCATTCATCTGAGCATGGAAATCTCCACCACCATTTAATAACTTCATCTTCGTCTTTGAAATACTCTGCTAAGATAATCTTGCTTTCGATGTGTTTTAGTAATACGATTGTTCTCATGATCTTGCTTGTTTTATTTTTACATTACAAAGATAACGATAAAATCCCCTTTTTCCAAAAAAATATCCCATTTTAACCTATGTTATTAACATATTTAACTATTGCTCGATTCCGGCACGGAATACAGCGAAACGAGCTCCGCCGTTGAGCGTACAGAAAGCATGTAATGCTTTCCCTTATACACCCCGAGCGAAGCGAGCTTTTGTTCTCGGCCGAAGGCCGCCAATTACTGTCTGGTACTATTTCAAGCTTGCACAGTTTCACCTAAGGCGTCGTAATGCTTTACCGTAGCGCACCTCCTTACTCTTTCAAATATCCACATGTTGGATTTGATGTATTCTTCTATGACACTATCCCATTCTTGTTCTTTTCTTTGCATAGGAAAATCGGCCTGTGACGGCAACTCTGTTAGATTTTCCGTGCTGAATTTTTCAGCTAATTTTTTAGCTTCTGCGATAGCTCGTCGTTGTTTTTCCTCTTTCCTTCTAGTTTTCATAGCATTCCATGCAATAGGATTATCTCCCATTACTTCACGTCCGTATCTTTGCCAATATTCTCTGAGATTATCTATTATCTGCCAGTCGTCTGCTTTCACTTTCTCTCCGTATATCCATAACAATCCTCTATTAAGATTGTTAATCCACATCCTTTCACGTTCTTTCTCGGTGAATATTTTGTTTTTGTAGTATTTCGGCATAGCCATTTTTGTACCGTTTCGGAACGTATAGGTAGCTACGTTGATATTCTTATAATTCTGTTTTTGCCATAAATAATCTAATCTATCCATGTATCCTGCTCCGATACCTGAACTCGCTAATACAATTTGTTTAAAAGTAGGATGTTTGATGTCCACTTTGAGCATATATTTTGTTATATAATTTACGCTTTTTGAGCTGCAATATCCCCCTATAAATACAAATCCATATTTCCAGTGTTTTCTTATTAGTTCTGCTGATTTTTGACCGAAAAATATACCATGTAAATGAATTCTGTCGTTTTGTTCTCCCAATTCTGTAACGCACCAGTGCCTTATACTTTTGCCCGTCTCTTTTCTTGTACGTTCTAAAAACCATCTTAACGCTTTTGAGGCTATTTCGTTTGGGTTCTCTTTCCACTTTAAGCCCGTGTCTTCTTCGAGTTTCTTTATATGATATTCGTCGATAGTTAGTGTAGTAAAGTATCCGAAATTCGATCGCAATTCCTCTTCTAATCTTACTCTCCATTCTCTTTGTTTTTCCTTTCGACATTCAATACAGCACCCGCACTTTACAGGAATGTAAAGGAGCCTCCTATCTTTACAGACAGGAGGTTTCCCTTTGTTCTTTTTGTTAGGTTTATATTTTGGATTTTTGACAAAAGTAGGATATAAACACATGTTAGTATGATTCTGTATATGTTTCTGTGGTCGTGGATTTACCTCGTCTCTCAGATATAGTTCTTGTTTTGGATTTTTTCCCGCGCAACTTCATTAACATGTTTACGATATTCTCTCCAAATTCTAATCCCAAACCGAGTCTTTCATTAAAGGTTTGTTGTTCCCATCGGTCGAGCATACCTTCTACTTGTTTGCGATAAGTTTCTTTATCCCAATTATGTTTATCGGCAAGAGCTTCTAATTCTTCGATAGCCGCTTGGAGATGTTTTATTTGTTTCTCGTTTACTTCTTTATCGCTCTTATATTTTGCTGCCAGCGCAATAGCTACTGCGTTATTATAGTTTGCAGCGTCGACTCTGTCTTGATAAGTGTCTAATAAATATTCGTTTTGAATTTTTTCGTTTTCCTTACTCCAATATTCTGTATGAGCTTTTTCACTGTAATACGTAGCTATGGCAAAAGCTTCGGATATTTGAGCACTTGTTAAACCCTCTTGCATTTCCCTTAGGTCTTTTAGCGCATTTGTAGCTTCTTTCTCTGCTTTTGTTAAATCTGATAGAGCTTCTTTATAATTACCTTCCTTCAAATTAAGTTCTATTTGCGAGGCTATCCCTTCAATTCGTTTTAAAGCTTCTTGTGTATCTACACCTCCAATTTTCTTAGCTTCTTCATTTGCTTTGCTTGCTTGTGCTTCTGCCAGTGCTATCTGAGCGTCATTCATTCTTCTTTGTTGTTCAAGCTGTTGTACTTGTAACGCCATACCTACTGGATTCCCTTGTGGTTGCTCTGGCGATGATTGATGAGCTCCACCACTTGCACCCATACCTCCTGCTCCACTTTGTCCATACATTAATCCGACATTTAGTCCGGCGTTTTTTAGATGATTAACTTGATTTTCCGCATTTGTGTAATCCCAGTAGTCTTTTGCATATTGTTGAGATTGAGCGGCCGCTTGTTGTTGATATTGATTTTGTAATGCCATAATTCTTTTGTTATAGGCTTCTTGTTCTCTCATAGCTCTTCCTGGAGACCAAGTTAATCCGAATGCTTGACTTAATGCATTTCCAATGAATCCTACCCCTTGACTTGCTGCCGAGGATCCTAGCCCACTTATAAATGATTTTCCAAATCCCATATTGTTCTATTTGTTTAATTTTTCGCCCTTGTAATTCTACAAGGGTTACACATATTACTAGATAATATATGCTACATGCGTACCATTTTGTGAAAAATGGAGGGAGTAGAGACTAAGTCTCTAACTCCCAGCCTTTTAGATGTGTGGTTTATCCCACCGAATCCTGCTGCGAAGAAGTGTCTCCTACTTCCTTCGATTCGAGGGCATTTTGTTCTTGCTGTTCTATTTTTCCGTAGTTTTTAGATTTTGCAAGGTTAGCTTGGTTTACTGCGTCCATAGCCGCCTGTGCTACTTCCCACCTGTCTGTACGAATGTTGTATGCTGGTAGTACTCCGTCATCTCTATTGGTATAAATGATTGGGGCTCCATCAGTAATCGGTTCATTATTTTCAGTGATTCTACGAACTTTGCTTTCGATACTTTCGCCTTCTTGATATTCGTAGTTTGTTTTTGGAGGTCTTGAATATAATTTTGGTTTAATCATAATTATAAGTTTTAAATGTTAGGAATAACTTTTGCCGACATAACACGTCTTGGTTTGGTATTAAATGCTATTTGAATCCAAAAATTTTGGGCAGTTATATCTGTATCGGCGAAGATGTTGTTATATAAATGAGGAAATATATAGGTTGTGTATGTTTTTATATCTCCAAATATTCTATTTAAGCACATCCAGCCCTCATTTTCTATAAGTGCGAAATTCCCATACGTTTTGTTTACATTTGTCATGTATTCAATCCATGCAGGCTGTTTACCGATTGATTTACTTGACATTGCGTAAGGTGTATTCGCATTTACGC